TAATATTAAAATTGGTGTTTACCAAAAACAATTAGATGAGTTAGGTATACAGATTTCATATGGTGATTATATTGGTTATTATGAGACTGAAACAAGAGTTAGGTATTATACAGTCGTAAATGATGGTCGTGTTATTTCGGATAATAAACACACTTATGGTGGTTATAAACCATTCTATCGTTCTATTATTGGAGCACCTGTAAATGAAAATGAATTTAGAGGAATATAAAAATGGCATTACCTAAAAAAATAAAAAATTATTTACCTTTAACTCCAGAAAAAGTTGGTAGGGAGCGAAGACAGGAAATGTTAGACGACATTACTGACCAAGGAACCTATTTACCCAAAGGAGTTTTACATGCGGATTTAGATAAAGGTATGTTAGATTTTGTTAAAGAAACATTAAAATTAGTTGTCGATGAAAAAACAGTACCAACAATTAATAAAATAATAACGAACCAAAACTGGTCACAATTTGTTGAGTCTTGGAATTTTCAAGATTTAGATAATAACGTGTCGTTACCTTTTATTGCCACTGTTAGACTACCGGAAGTAAAATACGGAACATTTCAAGGAGGTGCCGCAAACATACCAAATAGAAGGCAATTTTTTTATTATACTGTACCAACTTGGGACGGTCAAAGAAAAGGCGCTACAGTTTATAAAATCCCTCAACCAGTCCCTGTTGATATTACATTTAATGTTAAGTTATTTTGTAATAGGATGAGAGAGCTTAATGATTTTAATAAAATTGTTATGCAAACTTTCACATCAAAACAGGCATACACTCAAATTAAAGGTCACTATATACCTATAATTATGGAAAGTGTTGGGGATGAGTCGGCAAAAGATTTAGAAAAAAGAAAGTACTACATTGCAAACTATACTTTTATTATGAAAGGACTTCTTATAGATGAAGAAGAGTTTCAAATATCACCCGCAATATCAAGGCAGGTCACTATGTTTGAAGTGGATACAAAAGTAAGAGGTAGAAACGTAAAACCACAACCCCCAAGACCAAATTATTTTGATTTAAATTTAACTTTTGTTGTTGGGGTAACACAACTAACTGAAGTTTTTAGATATACCGCAGATTTAAAAGTTGGGGAAATAGATAATGTATCGTCTTATTCTGTTTTTATAAATGGTAATTATGTCGGTGACGATTTAACAACTATACAAATTACTGATGGAGATACGTTTTTAATTACTGTAACAAAGATAGACCCAACTAAATCGGCAACCATATATACAACCGCATATTTAGTTTAACTACTCCCCATATAAATCTTTTTTTACTTCACAATTTTTTTTAATTAAATTTTCTAAAAATTTATACATTTTAAGTCCATTTTCTTCGCAGTATTTTTTTAATAAATTATGAGTTTCTTCTGATATTTTTAAGTTTTTTATCTTTTTCATTTTGTAAAAAGTTATAGGTAGAAAAAAGGTAGATTTTTTTCTTACCATTTGATAAATATTATATAAGGGTAAAGTTTTTTGTGTTTTGACGAGGTATTTATATAATAAAATAAAAATTTAAATACTTTTTAAAACATGGCATCATCTAACAAAGTTTTCGTTTCTCCTGGAGTTTACACATCTGAAAGAGACTTAACATTTGTTGCACAAAGTGTGGGTGTAACAACATTGGGAGTTGCGGGAGAAACCTTACAAGGACCTGCTTTCGAACCAATTTTTATTACAAATTTTGACGAATTCCAAGTTTATTTTGGAGGAACAAGTCCAGAAAAATTTGTAAACACACAAATACCTAAATACGAATTAGCTTATATCACTAAAGCATATTTACAACAATCAAATCAACTTTTTGTTACTAGATTACATTAACAACAGTACCATCTTCTTTAAACGTTGACGGTAATTTTTATAACACATATACAGAATACAATGGTGGTACATCTTCAGTTGAATCCGATTTAAAAACTTACCTTTCTAATCAAGTTAATTTGGCCGGAACATCATCAACAGGTACAACTTCTATGTTTTGGGGTATTGTCAGTGGTGGAACATTTAACCTTGTGACAGGTGGGTCTATTAATACAGTAACGGCATATACTGAAAACTTTGGTGTTACATCAGCAAGTGGTGGTACATTAAATTCAACCACTAACGATGCTTGGTTCTATGGGTTATTTAATTACCAAAATAATACGGTAAATACATATTACGGACAAGGTTTTGGTTGTTCTCTTGGTTCATGTACAAATACGTATTCAGGTGTAACTAAAAATCCATATTTACCATTCTCAATATCAGGCGTAACATATGACGGAGATAATTTTGAATTTGAGACTTCAATGCAATCAACAGATAAAAACTTTATTAGAAAAGTATTTGGTGGATCTAATTTTGGTAAAAATAGAACTGAAGTTCCTCTTTTTGTTGAGGAGACTTATTCAAGTTTACTTTTAACAGGTTACAGAGCAGGTCAAATTAGAGGTCTATATTGTGACTTAGTATCTTTACCCGGTGTTACTGATGTGTCGAGTCCTGATTATTCAGACTCTTTAGGATTTTATTTAGAACAATATCAAACACCTGAAACACCATACTTGGTTTCTGAACTTAGAGGTAATAAAGTTTACAAATTATTTAAATTTGTTTTAATATCTGACGGTAACGCAGCAAACACACAGGTTAAAATGTCAATAGGTAATATATCATTTACTAATGGTACATTTGATGTATTTATTCGTGATTTCTTTGATAACGACCAAAATGTTAAAGTTATTGAAAGTTTTACTAATTGTTCTATGGATCCATCAAATAACAATTACGTAGCTAACAAGATTGGTACATCTAATGGTGAGTATCAGGTTAAATCTAAATACGTAATGTTGGAAATGAGCGATGAAGCACCAATAGATGCATTACCTTGTGGTTTTGAGGGATATATTTCAAGAGAATATGCTAACGCAACTCCACCTTTTGTAAACTATAAAACTAAATACTACACGGCGGGAGAAACAATTTACAACCCTCCTTTTGGTTCAAGTTCTGGTGGCGATAATCCTGTAATTTCAAGTGGAGAAAATCCAAGAAAGGCATACTTAGGTATATCAAATATAACGGGTATCGATTATGATTTTTACCAATATAAAGGAAAACAAATACCGGCAAGTTTGGCGACAGATACTACAGGTATCGCTTGGGGATACTTAACTAAAGGTTTCCACATGGATAGTGGGGCTACGGTTGTAACAATAGCTAATGGTTACTCTACATCAGGACAATCAGCATTTGAAGTAGGGGTTAGTTCATTTAATTCTGAACCTACAGATGCTTCTAACGCATACTATAGATTAAACACTCGTAAATTTACTATATTAGCGTATGGTGGTTTTGATGGTTGGGACATTTATAGAGAATCAAGAACAAATACTGACACATACGCTTTAGGTCAAACAGGTTTCAAAAACGGAGCGGCTACTTCAGTAACATATCCTACGGCAACAGGTTGGGGAGCATTTAAAGCAATTTCAGGACCTAATCAAGAAAGTTGGGCAAATACTGACTTTTACGCATACAAATGGGGACAGTCAACTTTCGCAAATCCTGAAGCAACAAACATTAATGTATTTGCAACTCCGGGTATTGATTATGTAAACAATTCTAATTTGGTTGAAGATGCGATTGACATGATTGAGACTGATAGAGCTGATTCTATTTACATTACCACGACCCCTGACTTTAATCTGTTCTTACCGACATACCAAGATATCGAAGAGGGGTTAATTTACCCTCAAGAAGTTGTTGATAATTTAGAAAATACAGGAATTGACTCTAACTATACGGCAACTTACTACCCGTGGATTTTAACAAGAGACACTGTTAATAATACTCAAATCTATATCCCACCAACTTCTGAAGTTGTTAAGAATTTAGCATTGACGGATAACATTGCATTCCCTTGGTTCGCATCGGCAGGTTACACAAGAGGTCTTGTAAACGCAATTAGAGCAAGACGTAAGTTAACACAAGATGATAGAGATACTTTATATAAAGGTAGAGTTAACCCAATCGCAACATTCTCCGATGTAGGTACAGTAATTTGGGGTAACAAAACAATGCAAATTAGAGAATCTGCACTTGACAGAATAAACGTAAGAAGATTGTTATTACAAGCACGTAAATTAATTTCAGCAGTGGCAATTAGATTGTTGTTCGAACAAAACGATAACAAAGTAAGACAAGACTTCTTGGATTCAGTTAACCCGATCTTGGATTCAATTAGAAGAGATAGAGGTTTAATTGACTTCCGTGTGACAGTTTCAAACACACCTGAAGATTTAGATTCAAACACATTAACAGGTAAAATCTTCTTGAAACCTACAAGAGCGTTAGAATATATCGACATCGAGTTTGTGATTACACCAACGGGGGCGTCTTTCGATAACGTTTAATAAAACAATAAAAAATAGAGTGGGGGGTAGAAATATCCCCCATTATATATTTATAGAAAAAATAAAGACATGAAAATAGAGAAAAAATTAATAAAAAGTAATGAATGTTAAAAGACACGTTTTAAATTATCTAAAAAATAGAAAACTGAATGAAGGGTTTACTGAAGAAGGAAGACCCGACACCAAATATTATGCTTTTGATTGGGACGATAACATTATGTTTATGCCGACCACAATAATATTATTATCAGAAAATGATGAAGAGGTACACATGTCTACTGAAGATTTTGCAGACCATAGACATGAAATAGGTAAATCTCCATTTAACTATAAGGGGACTGTTGTTATAGGGTATGCAAATAATCCATTTAGAAATTTTAGAACAGAAGGGGATAAAAGATTTGTTATAGATACAATGTTAGCCAAACCAGGACCATCTTGGAATGACTTTGTTGAATGTGTTAATGGGGGTTCAATTTTTGCTATTATAACTGCAAGGGGTCATAATCCTAAAGCGTTAAGAGAAGCGGTTTTTAATCTTATTATGAGTAACCATATGGGTATTAATAGTAATGTATTGGCGGAAAACCTTAGAAAATATCGTAACCTATATGATAATATTAACGATGATAACAAAAAGATTAAATCATTAACCAAACAAGACTTAAACGACTATTTAGATTTGTGTAGGTTTGAACCCGTTACTTTTGGTGAAGGAGATGCTGCGAATCCTGAAGAAGGTAAAATTAAAGCAATGAGGTCTTTTATTAATTATTGTAAAGAGATGGCTTCGGAGATAGGTCAGAAAGCTTTCTTTAAGAACGATGTTTCAAATAATGAAATTGAACCAATTATAGGGTTTTCTGACGATGACCCAAGAAATATAGAAATGATGAAAGGGTTTTTAGAAAAAGAATATGAAAAAAATCCAGTAAGAACTTATTTAACAAAAGGAGGAAATAAAAAAGAATTTTAATAATTATTATGTTCTGGTCTAGTAATAGAATATTTGAAAGAAATTTAGAAGTAAATAGAAAAAAATTAAATACGATATATTTATTAGAAAAATAAAAGAAATTTAAATACACACAATATGGCTGATTTATTAATGAAAATGCCCTTTCAGTATGAACCTAAAAGAAAAAATAGATTCATCGTTACTTTCCCTTCTTCTTTGGGGATTAATTCTTGGTATGTTGAATCCACTTCAAGACCAAAAATCGAAATTAAAGATGTTGAGATACCTTTCTTAAATACTTCAACATATGTTGCTGGTCGTTTTAATTGGGGTTCACTTGATGTTACATTTAGAGACCCTATTGGTCCTTCAGCTGCACAAGCGTTAATGGAGTGGGTACGTTTACACGCCGAGTCTGTTACGGGACGTATGGGATATGCTGCAGGGTACAAAAAAGATATTGATTTAGAAATGTTAGACCCAACAGGAGTTGCGGTTGAAAAATGGATTTTACAGGGTGTTTTCTTAACTAACGTGGACTTTGATTCATTAAGTTATAGTGAAGATGGTTTAATAACTGTTAAAGCAACTCTTAGACCTGATAGATGTATCTTAGTATACTAAAATAAAATTAGAATATTTCATAATCCCATCTATTTCAGGTGGGATTTTTTATTTACTAACATTATTAATCGTTTATTTTTTAAGAAAAAATTATTATGGACCAATCTTTACAATACGGACAAATGGAATTTAATTTACCACACGACGTAGTCGCATTACCTTCAAGAGGGATTTTTTATAGACCTAAAAAAGAATCATTAAAAGTAGGATATTTAACCGCGGCAGATGAAAATCTCTTAATGTCTCAAAACACACCAAAAGAAGGAATTATTTCGGCACTTCTAAAAACTAAAATTTATGAACCAGGTTTTGATGTTGGTCAGTTATTGGACACTGATGCTCAAGCTGTTTTAATATTTTTAAGAAACACCGCATTTGGTTCTGGTTATTCATATAAATTAATAGACCCCGCAACAAATAAATATTTTGAGGTGGAAATAAATTTGGATGAATTAAATTTCCTACCATTAAAACATAATCCAGATAGTGATGGTCTTTTTTCATATACACTTAAAAAATCAAATAAAAATATAAAGTTTAAGTTATTAAGTATTTCTGAAATAAATGAAATTGACAAATTAAAAGACCAATATCCTGAAAATATGATTGCACCGACAATCACCAAAAAATTAGAAAAACATATAATTGAGTTGGATTCTGATAGAGACAGAATGAAAATTACCAATTTTATTAATCAAATGCCAATTTCAGATGCCAAAGACTTAAGAAAATTTATTTCAGAGTGTGAACCAAAATTAGATTTAACAAGAACAGTAACCGCCCCGTCAGGAGAAAAAGTGACCTTTGAGGTTATTTTTGGGGTGGAGTTTTTTCGGCCTTTCTTTTCATTATAAAAAAGTATTACTTGATGAAATATATTATTTAGTCAAACAAAATGTGACATCTAATGACGCGGCAGAAACACCTATTGGTAGTACTTCCGCATATAACGCGGACGCTCCACTTGAACAACTTGAAAGTTTAAAACAAGCTTATCAAAATTTTGTTGCCAGTATAACTAACGCTAAGACTGTCGTCCAAAACGTTAATAAATCCATGACTGAAATGGAGGGGTCAGCACTTGCTCTCCAAAGGTCTATGGGAGGTGTTGTTATGGGCGCCGAGCAATTTAGACAAAAATTAATATCATCATACCATGCAAATTTAGATATTGGTGTAAGTTTTAAAGATACTTTAGAAAGTGTTGAAGGTATAGCCGCTGGAATGGGAAGAATGGTTAACCCATCTGAAGAAGTGATTACAAATATGCTTGTATTGTCCAAAAGTACAGGTATGGCTGCTAAAGATATTGGGGGAATGGTTACAGACCTTGTAAGATTTGGAGGAACGCAATTAGAAGCAACCAAAAAAATAGAGACCCTTTCAAAATCGGCAAGAGCCGCAGGATTGAATGCTGCATCATTTGTAAAAAGTATTCAAACTGATTTAAAAAAAGTTAGTGGTTTTGGTTTTAAAAGTGGTGTTGACGGGTTATCTAAAATGGTAAAACAGGCAATGTTATTAAGGACGACTGTACAGGCGATAGGTGCTCAAGAAGTTCAAAACACAGCATTAGATCCTGAAGGTGCAATTCAATTAGCTGCCGATTTTCAAATGTTAGGTGGTGCCGTTGGTAAACTTGCCGACCCATTCCAATTAATGTATATGGCTCAAAACGATGTTGAGGGGTTACAAAAAGAATTAGTTAACTCTACAAAGGCAGCAATGTCTTTTAATAAGGAAACAGGTAATTTTGATGTATCTACTGAAGATATGTACAGACTTAGACAACAGGCAAAACTT